TGCTGGATTTGGTTGAAAGGCTTCTTGACTACCTCCTCCCCTTAACATTGCTTCTTGTTGATTTTGTTGCTGCTGCAAAGCTTGCATAGCAGTTGCAATTTTCTCGTAATCCCTAAAGCGCAAAAGCTTGAGAAGTTCAGGATTTTGCAAAATCAATGGCGCTTGAGGGTTAGCCAATAATTGTTGTAAGTTCTCTTGCATTTCCTCTGGGGAACTATCAAAATCAGGAACTCTTTCAACATAAATATCTACAGGGATGGTACGAATATCATTCATGATGGTTTCCTTCCCATCAATTTCACGTACCAAATTCAAAATAAGGTTTTCCTTCTCATCATTATCAAGGACGATATTAACGAGGATATTGCGCAAACCAGAATTTTGAATAAGGGTAAGCAACATCTCTCCCTCACGCTTTTTAACAAGGCCGAATGTATCAAAACCAACTGCCAAAGTTTTAGATGTACCTATTTGACGCTGTTTAATAGCAACTCCGCTAGTAGCATTGGTAGGTTGCCCTAGAGAATCGCTATACATACCGCTCACTTGTTGCAATTCATAGTCGCTGCGTTCTGACGCCTTAATATAACTAGCAGCTAAATCAATGTTTGGAACAATATCAACTTGACCGTTACCAGATTTAAACAAAATTGTATCAGGGCGGCTTAACTCATCTCTAATTTGATCAGCATCCATTCCATGAAAAGCATTTGGGTCTATAATCGCCCTTACCGAGTTCAAAGCCATCAATTCTTTAAGTTTACGGTAATTAATTTCCCTCTGCACATCTTTCATTTCTTCCAACCATCCTACCGGAACGGCATCAGATGTGCGCCTTCCCCATACCACGGGGATGGTAGGAAAGTCTTTTAAATTAGGGATATTTGGTTTAAGTGGGGCAAATTCTAAAAGGATGTCTCCACAAAATACAGTTCTCATAATTTGAGTCCCTGTATCTTTTATGACATCTTTCATGGAACCAGCTAATTCTTCAGCCGTACTTTCGTCAAAAGTCTCAAAATAATAGCCATTTTTATCATTACCGCAATAATATTTTCTGCTCTCTTTATGAAAGACCTCATTAACCAACAAGGGGCCATCATTCACGGAGCCAAAGGTGCTAGGGATAAATGCACTATTTCGATTAAACATTTCCTGGGAAAAATTCCCAGTAGTATTATACATTTCAGCCGAAGACTGAAGGGCCTTAAATTCTGAAATACGATCCGGATAAACTGTTTTTATATCATCAAAAGACATCCAATGCATATTGATAAGATATCTTTGCTTAATTAACTGCGGAGAAAAATCATTTGCATCATAAATAACATTAAGGGGGTTCATATATTCATAAAGGATATTTCCCTTATCAGAATACAGGCGTACACACCCCAACCCGCATATCATTGCATCTCTTGAGCGCAAAGAGCCTTGATATGAAAAATCCTGCTGCTCCTGAATGGCAAATCCCAAATGAGTTAAGCCTTTTGCAAGAAATTCTTCTTCTTCTTTTCCTGAATGAGAGCGATAAGCAATCTTTGTGCGCGTGTTAATTTCCAAACCAGAGGCCTGATTAATCAAACTTTTAACTTTATTTATGACAATAGGCGCTTGCCCTCGTTCTCTTAGTTTTTCTAGAATATCAGGAGGATATTGGCCGTGACCGTCATAAAAAGCAAAGCTACTAATCGCTTCTGATCGCCATTTCTGATAGAGCAAGTTGCCCGCGCCCATTTGGAATAGTTTTCTAGCATTATCTAAAGCCTTTTGCCTTGATTCTGTTAACTGCCTTGATTCTGTTAACTTCATATTCTCATCCAACTCCCACCTGATGATTGGGTGGGGATTTTAAGTTTATTAATTGTAGAGTGCTTAACGCGGGCTAATGGGATTCCAGTAACGACCCCATAACGCATGGCATCCATTAAATGATCATTCCCTTTTTTTACCTTACCATTATCATCTCGTGAATACATCCTCAATTCTGTCATTAACTTAGTTAAACTACTAAATATTTTAAGTTTTCCTGTTTCCATTCGCTGAAGTACAGTATAAATGCCTTTGTTTACTGATTTTTTATCTGCTGGCGTCCAATTTCTAATACCAGCTTGTTCATAAAGGTCTACTAGGTTTCCCCCATCGCTTTGTTGTGCTCCCTCTCCCGCCCCATCGTAACCCCCAGGCATCCAATCTGCGCCTTGTTTGATCAATTGAAATGCGTGATGCTGAGGGGTTAGATGTCCTGCAAGATATTCCCCATACAGATAAACAACGTCATTGTCCTGATCATGCGCCATAAAGACAGCAGCCGTATTATGCCAACCGAAATCCATGCCGAAGCATCTAGGCCAATATTCAGGTATCTCAAATGGACTAACGAGGAGATTGGAATCATGCACAGGATAGACAAGCCCACTACCTATTGAAGGTATACCCTTAGTACGCGCTTCACGCTCATGGTGAGAATAAGAATTATAAAGACGGGCTTTCTCTTCAGATGTCATGTGAGGAGCATCATCATGAGATACAATTATATAAATTCGTGAATTGACAACTTGATTAGGGCCAACCATAACCGTTTCATCTTCTTTCCCATTCTCATCTAAAATTGTATTTTGCATGTATTTTAACATGAGAGAGGTAACTCCCTTTAAAGGGGTCATGCTTAATAAAATCATTCCATGGTGGTTTGGTGATGTAGAAGCAGTTCGAGTTACGGCTTCAGAATATATTTTACTAGGAGGCTCTTCATCTAAATGAATAATATCGCAAGTTTCAGCTTGCCAAGAATCTTCACCCTGCTCATAAGATTTAAAACGAAGGGTCGAAATGCCCCCTGAACTATGTTGAATATAATAAATTTGTCTTTGGATATCCTTTTTAACGATAAGGCTTGAGTGAATAAATCCTTCCTTTCCCAAAGACCCCACATAATATTTTTTTAGAGATTGAAAGGTTTCGGAGTTTGTTACACCTGCTACCCACACATTGACAGGTCTATCATAAACATATCCATTCCAATCCCAAGGCATTCCGTCTGAGTCCGTAGAATCACAAGGATAAATACCTGTAATATGCATTGAATTTTCCGCAGATGTACTTAAGCTTTTCCCCGATCTATTCGCGCCAAAAAAGGCGCGCTCTTTTGCAATCAATCCGGTAGAATGAAACAATTTCTGTTTAGGTTCTGGATGGTACTGTTTGAAATGTATGTGGTCTTGTTCTTCTTTATATTGTATCTGTTTATTTACACAATATAATAATTCGTCAGGAGGAAGGGCTAATAATTCTTCAATCATATTTTATGAATATATGATAATAACGAATTAAACAAGTAAAATAATTAAATTATACATGAGATGTTAGGTTAAAGTCAAGATGTAAACAAATATGGGGGGTTTGTATGCTTCTAGCTGCGCAATGTAAACAAAAATCCATAACTCGCGTTAATAAGGCTTAAATTCTGCAAAGGGGTCATCCCACCCCAATTCAGTCCTAGCGGTTTTTCTACCATGTTTCACCACGAATTTTGGCGCACTTTCAATGCATCCACAACGCCCACAACGATTATTCAAATTAAATTGGATTTGAACTTGTAAGGATGGCTTACACGTTCCATTTATTATGGTTATTTCTTGCACGTCCCATAATTTAATTTTCATTTTACCTTTTTAAGCCTCGGATTAGACTTCTTGGCTTTAGCTGAAGCATTCCGCGTAGCATTTGCCAAAATAGCGCCCGCAGCTTGTTTGCTTATGCCTTCTTTCTTGGCTATTGAACTTTGAACAGATTTAAAACCAGGATGCTTTTTCATTTATTTCCCCCTATTGGCGTTCTCACTTCTAGACGGTGAGGACAAAAAAAAGCCTTAGTCAGCCCTAACAAATGAGAAAAGCTAAACTAAGGCCAATGTTATATAATCCAGGATGTCTATATGGAACATGGATAACAATTTAAATATACCTGAAGTTTAGTTTAATGTCTATCTCGTCAACTACTCACTATCATCCACAATCATAAATTTAAATTCTGGAAATAGCTGTTCAACAAACGAGTGTCCATTTATATCATTTATATCTACATAATAATAAAAATCGTCCCTTCCTATTCTTTCCGCTATCTTATTCATTGTATAAACATACTCTTGAGCGTTTTTTTCTCTTTTAAACCCACAAATTGGAATGTAAAAATATGGAAAATATGAATTATCTTCTCTTTTTTGCTTCATGATCATAATATAGTTAAAATCTTCATAAATAATGCGGCTCTCCTTCACGTTCACGATTGTTTCGTTGCCATTAACCGCACGATTCAAATCCGAAATAAAGTCGATCAACTCATCCTTATTAAGAATAATATTACTCATAATTTCCCCCTTAAAATGGTTACATGCAAACAAACCACCCATCTTTGTTTACATCTTGTTAAGAAACGTATACAAACTTCAATAATTTAAGCTCTTGTCCCTTTTATCGCTAAAAAAACGTAATAAAATAATACAGAAACGAGATAGAGCATTCCAAAAGTCGGGTGCGCTATAAGTAACAGTCCTAGCAGCACACAGATAACAATTACCGTAAATAAAAACAAATCCATCCAAAAAGCAATTCCTCACCTACGCCTAATGAATTTAAAAAACAATCCAGCAAGTATCAACATACACATAATACTTCCCATAAATGCTAAAAATTCTATATCAAAATCCATATCCTAACCATCTTGTTAAAAGCCAAAAGGGGGCCAAGCCAACACCAAAACGATAATAATTACAAAAGGTAATAAAAACAAATTCATTTTAAAAAACAATCCAGTAATTATCACGCCAAGAATAATACTTACCATCAATAATAAAAAAAAATCAAAAAATTCATACATAGCTGCCCTCCTTTCACATCCTTGGGAATCGAACCCCACAAAGATACCAGTATTACCTTAGTTCATCATGAATTTCTTGTTTGTTTCACATACGTGTAAATTTTCACTTGTTTTTAAAGCACTCTGTATTTCTGAATCTATTGTTTCAAGAATTTCGTCTGTTGTACAAAATTCCCAATTAGACTGTATTTCAGGAACATCTCCACCAAACAATGAAGACTCTGATTTTGCCAGTTCCTTGAGGTTATTTCTAAGATGATAAATATTGATAGATATTCGTCTACAAAGTTCATGGTTATGGGAATTCATCTTCATTTCTCCTTTTCGTTTGAGTGAGGCATAGATATAAGTAGAAAGAACGATTCTACAGGATTTTCAAACCAACATGTCTTTTTGTATTCTTTGGTCATTTCTCGTTTTCCTTGCAGTTCTTTAATAGATTTCCTCAACTCCCCAACGGTCATTGGTCTTCTCCACTATCAATTCAACACGATTCCCATACCTTTTAATTTCACTTATATCATAAGCTATTTCTTGGGTAGGGGATTCTCTAACAATAACCCAAACCTCCGAATCCTTATTATTGCTGCCGTGATAAAGCTCATTAAGGGTCATAGGCTTATCAGTCATATATAACTTTCCACAGCTTCTCAGTAAATTCATGTCTTATCTGATTTTTTGCGACCACCATTAACACATCATCAACAACAGGTTGGACGTTAACAACATTTTTAATTTGATAAAATAATTCTATAATCTTGTCCGCATCTTCATCCTTTATAGGCTCTTTAAAAGTAACAATTAAACCGCTATATCTATCACTCATACCCGCCCTCCTTATGCATTTCCTATTGTTTTAGTTCTGATTTAGTGTTAGAATAAATTCTATCTTAAATAGTTGAAAAAATCAAAGGAATAAAATTAAAATGAATCATTTAAAAATTATGTTAGCATATCTAGTCTTTTTATTCTCTCTCTCAGCCATTCAAGGGATGGAAGAGGAGCCAGAAAGACACAATATTGTAAATTACATTTCTATAGAAACGCAAATTGAATACCAAAATCCTATTTCCCATATAAATGATGATGGTCTTTATATGGATACGATTTGTAAACTTAACATCTTGCCTCTCTTTCTCACAGTCATCATAATCGGCTTTCAATTTTTATGATCTCTATCGAGCTACTTGCAAAGGTATAACGTTAATTCGCCTTCCGCGCAATATTGCGAACTCACTCTATCATCATCCTTTTTGAGAAGTTGCCACATTAGTAGATAAGCTCTTACATTGAGACGTTTTTCGGCTTTAGGATGAACAAGTTGGATAACGAATTAAATTCGCAAAACACGTATGTTTGCGAACTCAATAAATGGGTCATTCCCTGCACCCGTAAAATTGGGGCCGCGTAGCGGCGGATGGGGTGAGATTCGAACTCACGAAGAGCTTGCGCCCTCGCCGGTTTTCAAGACCGGTGCTTTCAACCGCTCAGCCACCCATCCATATGATTTATGCGATTAATTAACGTTTATGTTAGTTAGCGAACAATAAGTAACATTTTTTGCCATTTTCGTTAGTTAGTCCTGAATAGATTATATTTGCTTTACTCGAATGTCTGGTTGATTTAAACAATTGATTTAAATATTATGCTGTCCAGCCCCTCATAATCATCAATGACAACAGCATCAAATGTTTTACCCATCAAATCGTGTATAATCATATTATTTTCCATCAATTCGTTCTTTTAGCTTTTTTATTTCTTCATCTATATAATATAATTTTTCGAGAACCTCGCGTTCTACTGGGGGATTATCCCGAATCGCCCGTACTATAGCTAATATAGATTTGTAATTAGGGTCATTATTGCAAACCTTTTCATAACAATAGGGATAATCAACTTCCATGTCGTGAATACTCACGTTTCCATAACCCTTTATAATTACTTTATAGCCGTCACTCATTCCAACATCTCCCGTGCTTCTTTTACCTGTGATTCCTGGGACTTCAATATCAAATCTCTAATCTGTCCCAACACATCGGTAGGAAGATTACCTACCATATTTTGAGCCATTAAATTATCATCCACATCTTTTTCATCTTCATTCTTGGGTTTTGCCAGACAATAAGGCAATATGCCATTGATATAAAGCTTTAAAGCCCATTCTTTCTTAAGCTTAGCTTCACCAATAACAATCTGAACAATTTCTTTCGTATCCTCATGAATATCTCTAGCAAGTTCTTTCGCTAATATATGTCTAATATCTGAAGTCTTAGACCCATTAGGACGCCCATTTTTATTTCCATTCCATTCAGCTCCAGATTTAAATTTCATAGTTTTTCTCAGTTAATACCACTTAATACCAGTTAATAACTGGATATATTAAGTTTATACATATCACCATAAGATTAGTCTATTTATATCTATCAATATGACTATTTTATCCCCAAAAACTGTTAATAAGTCTTTGGATAAAGTCCGCTAACTCATGATTTTCAATTCATAATGAGGAGGATTAAAAAGGAAGCTCATGGAAAATTATATGAGCTTTTCTTAACGAAGGATGCTTTTTCTTATATTCACACAGACTAATTACAACACCAGATAAGGTGTCATCAAGTTCCTCTTCCTTTAGAGATGCTCGTACTTCCTTACATGTATCACAATTACACTGTCCATAAGCTGCTTTAATCTCCCTCAATTCCTTCTTACTCCAATCCCAAAGATTTCCCTCTGATTGTCGTTCCTTCTTCCTACTATCATCTCCATCATCACAATCACCATCCGGACTCCCAACAGCTTTATCCACACTAACCACAACATGATCAAAAGCCTTATCCACTTTAACAATGACATGATCCAAAGGCTTATCAACTTCAGCATTCTCATGATTTTCCATTTCTCTATCATATGCCAACTTTAAACCCCATTGCTCATCTAAATAATGTCTAGTTACATACTCCTTCCCAGTAGGCGTACCTTTAACATCGGGATGATTCTCTATCTCTTTACGAATGAATTGAAGCTGAGAATCCAAAAATTTAACTTCTTCAATTGAAGCCTCTCGTAATCCTTTCAGCCTGCCATTTTCATGAGGTGAATTTACAAGAGATGAATTGTGTAAATAATCAGACGGCTTGTTTAGATAATCCCATGTTCGATCAATAAATCCCTCAATTTTCTTAATCCTATCCTCAAGTGTATCTCTTAACTTCTTTAACTTATAAAGTTCCATCATTTTTCTCCTTTTCTTATTACTCGAATATCTTCACGGACAAAGTCCTGAAGCCTGTAACAGTCATCTATGATTTCATGTACCTGTGACCAATATTTATAATCTGTTTGATGGAATGGAGTCAGCCTAATTATAGCATTAGTTAAGGCCTTATCGATTTGCTCATTCTTATACTGGACATAATCTTCTTCAAGCTTCCTCAATCTGAGTTGTCGCCTCTTCTCCCTACCATCAACATCCTCACGTTCAACAGGCTTATTATCTTGATCATCCACATGATTTTCTATCTCTTTATAAATAATTTGAAGCATAGGCTCCAAGAATTCAACTTCCTCAATTAAAGCCTCTCGCTTCCCTTTTACCATCCCATCCATATCACGAGTCAGCTCAACAAATCCGTTAATATCCCTAATCCTATCTTGCATTGTATCCCTTAAATTCTCTAACTTATAAAGTTCCATCATTTGTCTCCTTCGATACGCTTTTCTATTCCGTAGATTTATCCGGCTCCATAGCCATACCTATCGCCGTATCCAGAACCATCTCCAGAGCCGTCACCGTCACCATCATCTTCACCGTAGCCGGAACCATAGCCAGCACCATCCCCAGAACCGTGCCCGTAGCGGTCAACACAGCTGTAGCCATCCTCTTCTCCGACGCCAAAATCAAAACCAAAGCCCGAACCTTCTCCGTAGCCGTAGCCATCCCCATCGCCATAGCCGGAACCGTCGCCGTAGCGGGAGCCTGAGCCGTAGCCGTCACCGTAGCCGTTACCGTTACCGTTACCGTTACCGTTACCGGAGCCGGAGCCGGAGCCGGAGCCGTCACCGTTACCGGAGCCGTAGCGGGAGCCGTTTCTATTTATGCCCTCCATTCTTTAACACCTCGAATTGACTCTTTTGCCGTCTTTGATACTTCCAAAATTTCGATCACTTCAGTAAGTAAAACAGAATCTACCTCACACGGAAATTTACATTCAGGTGGCTTTGAAGTTCCCTCTTGAGCAAGTTGTGACAAAGATGCAGCCCCATCCCAATACCAAAGTCTACGGGCATTTTTTATCAGAGCTTCTTTTCCATTCCTTTCATGCAAAATACCTGCAAATACACCAGCCGAATATGTTCTAACAATTACATATCTTCCTATAAACCGTAGCCGGAGCCGTGTCGGTAGCCGGAGCCATAGCCGTATCCGTAGCCATAGCCGGAGTATGCTTTCTAAATTAAAAGTTTTCATCATTAACATAATTTATTTCCTATTAATATAAACTACTATATTTGGCGTACAGTTATCTCAATAAAACTATCAGGTAAATCTTCGTCCCCATAGGTTAGATAATGTTCCCTTCTTTCAATGGAAAGGGACACAATAGTACGCAAAAATTTTAAAGGGCTACCTATAAGTACTTCCATGTCGTCAGGATATTCAGAAAGAATCTCAATTAATTGCTTTTTATTCATAATAGGCGATTCCTCTGTCAGGGTTCATTCCCATCCTCTTTTATATTTTTATATTTATAAAACGTTTTTATAGTTCCCTCTGCCAACCTTAAATGTCTCAGAACATCCTCATAATTATCATCATTATTTTTCGCAAAACATCTAGCATATTGAAGAGCTATCGCTAAATGATCTTCAAATTCAAAATAATTAAATTTAGGTTTTTCTTTTATTGAATTATCATGTTTTGAATAATATATTGACAGGCATTCACAAGAACAAAAATGAATTGTTTTATCAGTC